AATGTTAAAGGACTTAGCTCGTACTATGATGACCTTTATAAAAAATCCAGTAGCAAAAAAGTTAAGGTCTAGAAACTATAAGCCAAAAGTGATACAATCTAAAAAGTTGTACAACAGAAAAAGGCTTAAACACTATGACAAAACTATGTGCTAGAGGCAAAGCGGCCGCTAAAAGAAAATTTCGAGTATATCCTTCAGCATATGCTAATGCTTATGCTAGTAAAATTTGTGCGGGTAAAATTAAAGACCCAAGTGGTGTAAAAAGAAAAGATTTTAAGGGACCTAAACCAGCTGGTAAAGTTTCTGGTGGAGAAGCTAAAGTTAAAAAAGTAATAACTGGTTTACAAAAAGCATCAAAACTACATGCTGCTCAAGCTAAAACATTAAAATCTGTTGTAAAAGCTTCTGATGGACAATTCGCACAAAAACTAGAACCATATGATGGAAGTTACATAAAAGGCAATCTTGCAGGTCACGAAGTTTCAAATAAAAGTTATACTAATTATTACAAAGGAATGTTAGATGAGTGATGAGTCTACAATATTAAGAAACTTACCTAAAGGAAGTAAAAAAATTTTAAAAGATTTACCCAAGGGTAAACGTATTTATTTAACTACGATGACTAAAAATAAAAAAAAGAAAAAAGGATATCAAACAGCAGAAGAATTAGTTGGAAGTGGTAGAAAAGAAAAATTTTTCGATAATCCTTTTGATGCTAGAAAAGCTGGAGATGATGAAGACAGAGCAGATTTTAGAGATGCAAAAAAAATAGAGGCTAAAGGGTTAAGAGATGGGGGCATGTGTCGAGGAGCTGGAGCAGCAATAAGAGGTACAAAATTTAAAGGAGTATTTTAATGGGAAAGAAAAAGAATATACCAGATTATTTAAAAAAATCACTTTCTGACTCTACAGTCGGGGGTACTTTCGGCATAGATGATAATGACTTTGTTACTACACCAAAAGCAGGTGTAAGTTTTGGAAAAGGTAATACATTGGTTTCTGCTGGACTAGAAAAACCGATTAGTAAATTAAGTAAAGAAAATATAAATAGTAAGGTTTCTCTTAGTATAAAAAAAGGTAGTATTGATCAAGGTGACTCTTCTGAATTTTCTTTGACAGCAGGAAAGCAAGGAAAAAATAAAAATGTAATGTTCAATATCACTAAAAAATTAAAAAAAAGAAGTGAAGGTGGTATGGCTAGAGGAACAGGAGCAGCTATCAGAGGTAAAGGTTTTAAAGGCGTATTCTAATGAGTCTTAAAAAATGGTTTGATCAAAAATGGGTAGATATTGGAAGCAAACGAAAAGATGGTTCTTACGCACCTTGTGGCCGTTCAAAGTTAGCATCGGATCAAAAACGGAAGTATCCAAAATGCGTCCCTGCTGCCAAAGCAGCGAGGATGACAGACTCTCAAAAGAGGAGTGCCGTTGCGAGAAAAAGAAGTAAAGCTCAAGGAGTGGGTGGTAAACCAACAAATGTAAGCACCTTTACCAAGAAGTATTATGGTGGTATGATAGAAACTTAAGGAGAATTGATATGTTAAAACCAGTGAATAAAGAAAAAAATCCAGGACTTGCAAAGCTACCTGAAAAGGTAAGAAATAGAATGGGTTTTGCAAAAAAAGGTAAAATGACTTACGCTAAATCAGGTACTATGTCTACAAAAGATGATGATAAAAGAGATATTAGAAAAACAGAATCTATGATTGGTGCATCTAAAAGTTCTAAAAGAGAAAAAGGTAAAATGTTAAAAGCCAAAAAAGGTGTGTTAGCTAAAAAAGATTACAAACTTGGATTTAAAATGCAAGGTGATTACAAAGGTAAAGATGTATTAGGTAAAGCAAAAGAATTTGTATCAACTGCTACTAAACAAAACAAAGGTACTGTTCAAAAATTTCAAACCCTACTGCAAAGATTTACTCCTGAAGAAGCAAAAAAAATGATGGATGACCCTAAAAGAAAAGAAAGATTAAAAAAGTTAATGAGAGAACGTAACAAACAAAAATCTGATAATCAGGTAGATAAAAAATTCTTAGGTGGTGAAATGAAGTCAACTAAAGGTTTTGGTGCAGCTAGAACTTCAGGAATGGGTCTACAAGATGAAAGTTTACCCGCAGGAAAGACTTTAGATTATTATAAAGATATAATGTAATGAATTATGGCAACGTCAGGAACTACTACATTCGATTTACAAATCGATGATATTATAGAAGAAGCATACGAAAGATGTGGTATTCGAACTAATAGTGGTTATGATATAAGAAGTGCCAGAAGAAGTTTAAATCTTTTATTTTCAGAGTGGGGTAACAGAGGTGTTCATCTCTGGAAAGTTAAATTAAATCAAATCCAATTTACAGCTGGAGTTGCAACGTATTCAGTTCCAATTCAAGTAAACGATGTTTTAGAGGCTTATATTTCTTCTAGTGGTGCAGTAAATGGAACATTAAATACTGCTTTAACCAGCACTGCAACAAGTGTTGTTTTAACAGATGCTACTGGATTTGCATCAAGTGGTACACTTCAAATAGGATTAGAATTTATTACTTATACTGGTAAATCTACAAACACATTAACTGGAGCAACAAGGGGAGCTCGTGGTTCGTTAGCCGTGGCTCATGCTGCTGGTGTTCCAGTACAAAATATAACTGGACAAGGTACTTCTTCTACAAATGATATTGCACTTACAAAAATAGATAGATCGGCTTATTCCGCTTTACCAAATAAATTAACAACAGGTCAACCATCACAATATTATGTTGATAGACAAACACAACCAACAATAAGTGTTTATCTTGCTCCAGATGCATCAACTTTTACAACGTTAAAATACTATTCAATTGATAGAATTGAAGATGCTGGATCTTACACAAATAATCCAGATGTACCTTTTAGATTTTTACCATGCATGTGTTCTGGTCTTGCATATTATTTATCACAAAAAAAATCTCCAGATAGAATTCAATTATTAAAACAACTTTATGAGGATGAATTATTAAGAGCATTAAATGAAGATGGTTCGAGAACTTCAGTTTATATTTCTCCTCAAACATATTTTGGAGATGGTGTATAATGGCTTATGCAAGTGGAAAAAGATCATTAGCTATATCTGATAGATCAGGCCAAGCATTTCCTTATAGAGAAATGGTAAAAGAATGGACTGGTGCATTGGTGCATATTTCTGAATTTGAACCAAAGCATCCACAATTAGATCCACCTTATCACAAAGCCGATGCTATAGCTTTACAGAATCCAAGAACAATGAAGTTTCAACAACCAACGGATATATCAGCTATAAATCCTCAAGCTCCTAATGATGATACAATTGCAGATTCAGGTGGAATATTTGTAGGAGTAGCTAATCTATCTTTGCCAGGAGATTTTGCATTTAGAACTCAAGATTTTCAAGTAACATCAAATGGTATTACAACAACAATACATAGTATGGTTCCAGAAGATCCATCTCTTCAAAATAGAAGAAGAGAGTTAATTTCAACAATAGGTAATGTAGGAGTGAGTATTACGTAATGGCTGTAACACATGCAAATTTTTTAACTCAAGTTAGAAACTATACAGAAGTTGATAGTAATGTTTTAACTGATGCAATTATTCAAGATTTTATTAGGTCTGTTGAATTAGATATAGCAGGAAAAGTTGATTACGATGATTTAAGAAAATATTCAACATCAAATTTTACTGCTGCAAATAGATATGTAACTTTACCCTCTGATCTAATTATAATAAGGTCTGTTCAAGTAATCGATTCGGGTACAAGAACATTTTTAGAAAAAAGAGACACTAGTTTTATATCAGAATTTAATAGTAGCTCTACTCAAGCTTTACCAAAATATTGGGCAAATTGGGATGATTTTACTTTATTAGTAGCTCCAATGCCAGATCAAGCATATGAAATTCAAATTAATTATATAATTGATCCACCTAACTTTACTTCATCAAATAACACATTTTTATCAACTTATCAGGAATCAATGTTACTGCATGGGGTGTTAGCTGAAGCGTTCAGATTTCTTAAAGGACCCGACAATCTATACAACCTCTATAATTCAAAGTATAATGAAGAAACACAAAATTTTGCCCTACAACAAATGGGTAGAAGAAGACGAGGAGAATATCAAGACGGAGTTCCAAGAATCAAAGTCGATTCTCCTAGTCCATAAATTTAAAGGAGAATAATTATGGCAATAACAACAAATGCAATCTGTGATTCTTTTAAAAAAGAATTACTTCAAGCAAAACATGATTTTGATACATCATCAGATACTTATAAATTAGCGATGTATACAAGTTCAGCAACTTTAGGTAAATCAACTACAAACTATGCAACTGCAAATGAAGTTTCTTCACCATCAGGATATACTGCAGGTGGAAAAGCTTTAGTAAATCAAGGTGTTAAAGTTTCATCTTCAGTGGCTATCACTGATTTTGCTGACTTATCTTTTGTGGGAGTTACATTAACTGCTAGAGGAGCATTAATTTACAATACAACAACAGATGGTGGTTCAAATACTACTGATGCTGTAGCAGTATTAGATTTTGGTGCAGATAAAACTGCAACGTCTGGAACATTTACAATTCAGTTTCCAGCGTTTACAACTTCTGCTGCGATTTTAAGATTAGCTTAATTTAAAGGAGGAGCCTAGTGGCTGACATTACAGTTCCAGTTCAGTCGCCAGGCTCTGAATATTGGGGTCAATCCACTTGGAGTTCTAATGACTGGGGTGGATCAGGAGTTTCGTTAGCTTCTGCTCAAGGCTCTGTTACAACAACCGCAAATGCGGATGTCTCTGTTACTGGTGTTCAATTAACATCATCTCAAGGTACAACAATTGGTGGTACTTCTGCTTTAGTTCAAGTAACTGGAAGTTTAGAATCCATGGCTGTTGGTGGAGTAACTATTGGTATTGGTGTACCAGTTGGTTCATTGGGTATAGCAAGTAGTATTGGTGCTGCTACAGTAGATGAAGACGAACTAACAGGAATTGGTTGGGGTAGAAGAACTTGGGGTAACCTTGCATGGGGTGGAGCTTATTCTGTTATAGCAACTGGACAAACTTTAACTTCTTCAATTGGTTCTGCTATTGGAAAAACTGATGTATCGGTTTCTGTTACAAGTGCTGGTTCTTTAACTTCAACATTTGGAAGTTTTTCACTAAAAATAGATTCTGACATAACTGTATTTGCAGCTGAAGATCAACTAGACTTTACGATTGGAGCATCAGAATTCGATGCTGATGCTAATGTTACAGTAAGTAGTGCTGGATCATTAACTGGATCAATAGGAACTACAATTGCTGGACTTAAAACTCCTGTAGATGTAACTGGTATTCAAGCTTCATTTACCATGGGAGATTTTACTCTGGTTCAATCTACAAATGAATCAGTTACTGGACAATCAGCAACTTTAACTTTAGGTCAACATGCTGAAATACCTGGTCAAATTATAGGTGTTGGAGGATTACAATTATCTAGTTCTATTGGTTCAGTAACCGTGATTGGTTTAGCTAATATTGATGTTACAGGTATTCAAATGACTTCTTCTATAGGTAATGTTGCAGTAACACCTTGGCAAGAAGTAAATCCAGGTGTAACTAATACATGGTCAGAGGTTGATTTGGCAGCATAGAAAATGTATAATTAAGATATTTTAGGAGAATTTATTTATGACATCAAGTTATTCCGCAGATTTAAAACTAGAACTTATGGTAACTGGCGAAAACGCTGGTACATGGGGAGATAAAACAAATCAAAATTTAAGATTAATTCAACAAGCCATTAGTGGTTTTGAACAAGTAACATTATCATCAGGAGGTACGTTAGCTCTTGCTATGACTGATGGTACATTATCAAACGCAAGAAATATGGTAATCAAATTTGCTACTGCAACAATTGCAGCTAGTACAATTTGTACTGTGCCTAATTCAATTGAAAAATTTTATATTTTTGATTGTTCAGGATTAACAAATCCATCTAACTTAACAATTAAAACTGTATCAGGGACTGGATTTTCTCCAGACGCTGCAAAAATTTATGCTGCATACTCTGATGGTACAAATATAACTGAAGTATCCTTAGATACTTTAGGGGGAACTATTGGAACTGCACAAATTGCAGATGATGCGGTTACAAATGCTAAAATTGCAGACGATGCAATTAGAGCTGCTCAAATTTCAGATAACGCAGTTGTTACTGCTGGTATTTTAGATGCTAATGTTACTACTGCAAAAATTGCAGATTCTGCAGTTAGCACTGCAAAAATTGCGGATGATGCGGTTAGTGCTGCAAAACTTGCAGATACTTCAGTTAGTGCAGGTTCATATACACTTGCATCAATTACTGTAGATGCACAAGGAAGACTAACAGCTGCATCTACCGGTACTGCTGGAGGCGGAAATATGGTCTTAACTTTAAATAGCGACGATGGTACAACATACCCAGGTAATTCTTTTACATCACAACCAACAACATCAAAAGTTCAAGTACTTATGGGTGGTGGTGGCTCAGGAGTTAGAACTTTTGGACCTCCTGGTGTGGGTGGATCAGGTGGGGTAGGTGTTTATGTAACAAGTATTACTCAAGCCCTAACAGTAAATTATGCAGCTGGTACTAGTGGAAACAATGGAAGTCCAAATGCATCTGGTAATACTGGTAATGCTTCAACATTTGGTAATTTTACTGCTAATGCAGGTAATGCAGGATCAGGGTTTGGTGCGAGAGGAAACCCAGGTACTGCTCCAGGAGCAGTTATTTCTTACCAAGTATCAGGTCCATCCTCAGGCACACAAAATTTTGATCGAACTTTCGGAGATGTAAGTCAATCGAAACATTGTAGAGGAAAAACATATAATGGTCCCAGTTCGATAAACAATGATGGTGGAAATGGTTTAATTTTGGTTTTTGAGGATATAGGGTAATTATTATGGCAAAGTTACTTTTTTCATTAAACAAAGAAATTAAAAGAATAAATTTATCTGGAATTTTATCATCCAGTGAAAGTGTTGGTTTAGAATCTGTTTATCATGTTTTAGAAATTTCAGATTCTGACTATAATAATTTTGTTTCTTACAATAAAACATTTACAGTTAATGAAGATAATTCTTTAACTTGGATTGATATTCCAGCACCAGAAGATGAAAATGGAAATCCAAAAATTCTAAATCAAACTGAATACGAAGATCAAATTAAATGGTTTAAACAGGAAATGAATATTTATAAAGAATGTGATTGGAACGAAAGTAAAAAAGATAAAATAGAACTTTTCTTAAGTGAGTTGGATTTAATTGATGTATCAAGTATATCTTTTCCTTTTACTGGAAATATAGAAAAAGATATTTGTGATAGATGTGCAAACTCAATGCATCCTCTTTCTTTAACTACACATATTAATACTTAATTGACTTACCACTTTCAAGTGGTATAAAAACTCAATGTTTAATGAATGTAAAATAAAATTTTACGCAGAGGAAGAATATATTAAAAATAGTCCCAATATACTTCCTATTCCAACTAAATTAAATATTCCTAGTTGGTTTAAAAAATTAGACCATAAAATAGATCAAAAAACAATAAAAGGTTGTATGCCTTTTTTAGATGCTATTACTTCTGGCTATATATTAAAGGTTCCAACTGATATGGAATTAGCAGTCAAACATAAAGATGATAAAATTCATCTTAATTTGAATATTGCAAGTAAGGATCATATTACTAATAGTCCAGAAAAAATAGATTCAACTTTTCATGATAAAAATCAATTAGAGGGTTCTCCAATGATAGAGAAAAATAACGGAATGCCTTTTTTAAAAATTATGAATCCTTGGACTATAAGAACACCAAAAGGTTATTCTTGTTTATTCTTGAATGTTTTAAATAATAATCAAAATAATTTTGAAATTATTTCTGGAATTGTTGATACTGATATTTACAGAAATAAAATTAATTTTCCTATTGTTTTTAAAAAACACACTAAAGAAAATTCTTACTCTATCAAAGCAGGCACACCTTATGTTCAAGTAATTCCTTTCAAAAGAGACCATTGGAAAATGGAAGTCAAAAAAGATAGTAAACCAAATATTGGAATTGGTTTTTGGACTTCCTTTTTACATAGTTATAAAACAAAAGTATGGAAAAAGAAAAAATGGACATAAAAGACTTTATACACATTGTACATCCAACTCTAGCACCAAGAACAATTGGCAATTTGATTCAGTTTGCAAATAAATTAGAATTTGAAGCTCAAGGAATTATAACAGAAGAAAATAAAGAAAAATCTATAATTAATACCACACATAGAAAAGTAAAAGGATCATGTCTAAGTAAGGATAAAAGTTTTACAGAAAATCATTGGTTCAATTTAATTTCTAAATTAATCTTTACTTCAATTAAAAATTTTGAAAATAAATTTTATACAAAATTTTCAGCTTCTCAAATAAACGAAATATCTATACTTAAATATGGAGCTGGAGATTTTTACAAAACACATACAGATTACAATATTAATTTTCCGAGATTACTAAGCGTTATTATTTTTTTAAATAATGATTATAAGGGTGGAAGTCTAACTTTCCATTGTCCAAAAACTAATGAAATTATAAAAGAAGTAAAACCAGAAGTGGGAAAATTAGTATTATGGCCTTCTAATTTTATGTACCCACATACTGCTCAAAAAGTAACTGAAGGAACAAGGTTTGTAATAGTATCATGGATAAGCTAGGTAGAGCAAAATATAAGGTAGTCAAAAATTTTTTATCTCAAGATGAAATAAATTTGTGTGCAGAATATTTAAAAAGTAAACAAAGAAAATGTTATGACTTTGCTGCAGATAACATTAATTATGACTCTGGTGTTTATAAAGATTTTTTATTAGATTCTATTTTAAAAATTAAAAAAAATAAAGTTGAAGAAGAGGTTGGTTTAAGATTAAACCATACTTATTCTTTTTGGAGATGTTATACTTATAAGTCTACATTAGATAGCCACAAAGATAGGCCTTCTTGTGAATATAGTGTAACAATTTTTGTTGATGCAGATAAACCTGACTGGCCTATTTATATGGAGGGAAAACCTGTATCTTTGAAGCCAGGTGATGCTGTATTTTATAAGGGGTGTGAATTACAACATTGGAGAGAACCATATGAGGGAGACTATCATTTTCAATTTTTTTTACACTATGTTAACAAAGATGGTCCTTTTGCAGACTACAAAAATGATAAAATCAACGATAAGCAAGAACTTTAAGAAGTATAATTAAAATGGTATAATATGACATGCCTTTAACAAACGTACAAATACAACCTGGGTTTAATAAACAAGTAACACAAACTGGTGCAGAGGGTCAGTGGACTGATGGTGATTTTGTTAGATTTAGATATGGTCTACCAGAAAAAATAGGTGGATGGGCAGAAATTTTAGATAACACAATTGTTGGTGCAGCAAGAGAACAATTTATATGGGCAGATTTAGATGGAAGAAAATATGGAGCTATAGGAACAAACAAAGTTTTAATTATTTATTATGAAGGAGCTTTTTATGATATTACTCCTTTAGACACAGCATTGACTGGATGTACTTTTGATACTGTAAACACGTCTGCTACAGTTACAGTTAATAAAGCTGCACATTCTTTAGAACCAGGAGATTTATTTACTTTTACATCGGTAACTCCTCCAAGTGGAGCTGGTTACACAACAGCAGATTTTGAGACAAACACTTTTCAAGTAATCACAGTTCCTGATAGTGACGAATTTACAATTACTATGGCTTCTGCAGCAGGTACAACTGTTAATGGTAGTGGATCAGCTACTATAAACCCTTATGTAAAACCTGGAAATTTAAGTTCAACTTTTGGATTTGGATGGGGCACTGCTTTATGGGGTGGAGGTCAACAAGTATTTGGAACTCTTAATGGTGCCTTATTAGATGACACTGCAGGAACAGGTGGGTCTGGAACTTCTATTACTTTAGCTTCAACAAGTGGTTTTCCAACATCAGGTACTATTAAAGTAGGGGCTGAATTTATTTCTTATACGGGTATTTCAACAAATGATTTAACTGGAATAACGAGAGCAGTGGCGGGTACTAGATCTGCTCATGCTGATGGATCAGGTGTAGAATTTTTTACTGGGTGGGGAGAATCTTCTTTATCACAAACTCTAAGTGTTGATCCAGCTTCATGGTCACTAGATAATTTTGGAGAACAATTAATAGCAACTATTAAAAATGGAAAATCATTTTCTTGGAATCCTATTAATTCAAATCCTAATGCACTTACTACTAGAGCTATCATAATTTCAAATGCACCAACACAATCTGTAATGTCTTTAGTTTCTGATAGAGACAGACACCTATTTATGCTTGGAACTGAAACTACAATTGGAAGTCCAGGAACGCAAGATAAAATGTTTATAAGATTTTCTGATCAGGAAGATATTACAGACTATACCCCAACTTCAGTTAACACTGCAGGATTTTTTAGACTTGATTCTGGTACAAAAATTGTTGGAGCAATAAAAGGTAAAGATTATACTTTTGTATTAACTGATAATGCTGCATATGTAATTCAGTTTGTGGGACCTCCGTTTACATTTTCTGTAAGACAAGTTGGTTCTAATTGTGGATGTATTGGTCAACATGCAATGAAGTATGTTAATGGAGCTGTGTACTGGATGGGAGAATCAGGTGGCTTTTTTGTTTATGATGGTACTGTTAAAGCTTTACCATGTTTAGTAGAGGATTTTGTTTTTACAACTAAAGGATCTAATTTAGGAGTTAATTATGGAGATGGTGAATCAGTCTATGCTGGTCTTAATCATCTTTATGAAGAAATAACTTGGTTCTATCCAAAAAATGGTAGTTCATTGGTTGACAGATGTGTAACATATAATTATCAAAATGGTACGTGGACAACTGGATCATTAGCTAGAACAACTTGGGCTGATGCTAATTTATATGATGTGCCCTATGCTACAGAATTTAGTTCAACTAGTGTTCCAACTTTTCCAACGATTCAAGGTATTACAAATATAAATGGTGCAACTACTTATTACGCACATGAAACAGGAGTTAATCAAGTAGACTCTGAAGGTAATAAAACTGCAATTCCAGCTTTTATACAATCTGGGGATTTTGATTTAAGTCAGGGAGGAGATGGTCAATTTTTTATGAGCATGAGAAGATTTATTCCTGATTTTAAGTTACTTACAGGTAATTGTCAGATCACTATAAATTTAAGAAGATTTCCTTCTGATACTGCAAGCTCCTCGCCTCTCGGACCTTTTACTATATCAAGTTCTACAGAAAAAGTTGATACTAGAGCACGATCAAGATTTGCAAGTTTAAAAGTAGAAAATACTTCAACAGATCAAAATTGGCGTTATGGCACGTTTAGAGCAGACGTTCAACCAGATGGAATGAGATAATGGCTAGAGTAGATATTGTAATTCCAGAACCATCACCTCTTTATACTGAAGAAAATCAAAGACAGATAAATCAGTCTTTACGAACTATGCAAGATAAGTTAAACACTTCATATCAACAAGAATTAAAAAATGAACAAGATACTTTTACCTGGTTTATATCATGACAATTAGATACAAAAATGAAGGTATTAATTTAACAACTACTGGAACAACTAGTGTTTTTACAGCCCCTAGTGATGCAACAATTTTAATAAAACAAATACAAATTAACAATGGTTCAACTGGAGCAGTAAGTTTAAGTGTGCAAGTTACAGACACTTCTGCAACTGCAACTTTTAGAATATTTAATGAACAAATAGCAGCAACAACAACAATAGATATTATAAATCATACTTTAGTTTTAGAGGCAGGAGATGTGCTAAAAATGACTGCAGGTACAGCCGATGAAATTCAAGGTATTGTATCTTATGCATTATTAGATAGATCACAGGAAAATGGCTAGACAAAAATTTGTACACTTCGTACCAAGGCCAAAACCTCGTAAGCGTCCAGGCCGTCATTGTAAGAGTCCTAATAAAAAAAAGAAGTTGCAAAATAATAAAAAATATAATAGACAAGGCAGACCATGAAATTAATTGCTGTAAATGATGATTACATACGAATTGATTTTACACCTGAAGAAGTAAAAATTATTCAAGAAAAAACTGCATTAGAATTAGATATGAATAAAACAGAGGAATTGATTAATATTTTATTTAATACGCTTAAAGCTTTAGGTAGAGCAAATGCAAAAATAAAAGATAAAAAAAAAGAAAAAAAAGATGACAAATAATTTACCCAAAATACCTGCGGAAGCAAAAGAAATTATTAAACACAAAAGAACTGGTAAAGTTTATAAAACAAAAGAAGAATTCGATGCTGAAGTTAAAGATCCTAATATTGATACAACTCAAGATGATTTTAGGCAAGACCTTGAAATAAAAGTTACAAGAGTATCAATGGATGCTTTAACAAAAAAATAATGAAACCTAGAGGTGCTACCGAATTACAAATGGAAATGCTTAATAAGTATGTTCCAAAAGAATTATTAGATCAAGTTCAAATTTGTACATCTATTCCAGGAAAAGTGCCAATCGATCCAAATAAAGTAAATATACTATGGCAAAAAAATTCTTATGATCAACCTAATTTACATGAATTCTTTGCAAACAAATCAAGACACAATGAATATGATTGGTATGTTTTTAATAGTCATTGGAACTATGAAAAGTTTAGACTTTTCTTTGATATACCTCAAAGTAAATCTATCGTAATTAAAAATGGTATAGAAGATTTTCCAATAAGAAAAATATATAAAAAAGGAACTCCTATAAAACTTGTACACCATTGTACTCCTTGGAGAGGTTTAAATGTTTTACTTAGAGCAATGCAAGAAATAAAAGATTCTAATATAGTTTTAGATGTCTACTCTTCTTGTAAAATTTATGGTTCAGAATTTGCAGAAAAAAATGAAAAAGATTTTTTACCTTTGTATGAACAAGCCAAAAGTTTACCTAATGTAAATTATATAGGTTATAAACCTAATGAATATATTAGAGAGATGATGCCTAATTATGATATGTTCGTATATCCATCTATATTTGAAGAAACTTCTTGTGCTTCAGCTTTAGAGGCTCTAGCATCTGGTGTACATGTAATTACAAATAATTTTGGAGCTTTGTTCGAGACATGCTCTGAATGGCCTACTTACATCAACTATAGTAGTGATTACGAACAAATGGCTATTGATACTGCAAATGCAATACAACATGCTGCATCTTATTTACATGAAGATTATATTCAAGAACATCTTGAAGAACAGCAGAAATTCTATAAAAGATTTTATAACTGGAATAAAAAAGGAGAAGAATGGACAAGTTTTTTAAAAGGAGTTTTACATGAACGAAAAAAATGAATTTGTAAATGAAGACACTTACCAAACGTTAAAAGAGTTTAAAGTTCTTCCAGATGAATATCAAAAAAGAATAAATCCGATATGGAAAAATGATAAGGAAGAAAAATGGTCAACTGCTTTTTCTATTCATGTTTGTACACCCGTACATAGTGAATGTTCTATACATTATGCACAAGCACTACTTGAACTTCAAAAACTTTGTTTAGATAAAAAAATTAAAATAACTTTCTCTTTAATAAAATCTTCACTTGTTACTCAGGGTCGTAATTTATGTGTATCTTCTTTTTTAGAAAGCAAAGCTTCACATTTGTTATTTGTAGACTCAGATATATATTTTCATCCACCATCAATTTTAAAAATGGTCGAAAGAGACAAAGAAATAATATCTATACCTTATCCGTTAAAAACTATGATGTGGGATAAACTATTTCAAAAAATGCAAAACAATCAAATTAAAAGCCCTGATGATTTAAAAAAGTGGGTGAACACTTATCCAATGAAAGTTAAAGACCCTAAAAATATTCAACTTGAAAATGGTGTTATGGAAGTAACTCATAGTCCAACCGGTTGTATGTTAATTAAAAGACAAGTATTTGATAAGCTTATCAAAGCATATCCAGACAAGGGGATTGTACAAAAGACAGTTATAAATGGTAAATATGTTGATAGACCACATATGTGGAATTTTTTTGATTGTATACATGACCCTGAAACCAAAACTTATTTAGGTGAAGATTTTAGTTTTTGTAAATTATGGAAAGATATTGGAGGCAAGTGTTATGCTTATGTCGATGATCGTATTTCACATATTGGAGAATACTCATATGAGGGCAGATTTGCCGATGAGTTGATACCAGCTAAGTAAAATGTTAATATATGCTATAATTAGGAAATTAGTATATGGATCCATTTACATTAGCACTAGCCACGTTTGGCGTACAAAAACTTCGGGGTAAATCAACAAAAAGAGCATTGAGAGATGCAGCCATAATTGGTGGTGGTTCTTATGCTTTAGGAGCTGCAGGTGTAGGACCTCAATCTTTTTCACAACCGGCTTTTTCTTCTATAGGTTTTGGTGGACAATCTGCGGTAGCTCAACAAGCAGCAGGATTACCACAATTAAGTAAATCACAAGTCGCAGGTGCACAATTTAGAACACCAGCTTTACAAGAAGTTGCTTTTAAAGAAGGAGCTATGGGTGCAGCAAAAAAAGGTGCAGTAGAGCCAACAGGTATTCAAGCATTATTAAAAAAAGCTAAAGATAATAAATTAGAAACTGCTTTGATTGCAAGTTCTGTTTTACCTTTACTAGGAGAAGAAGAAGAAGTAAAACCTATTTTTTCAGAAGAGGATTATAAAAAAGCTTATGAACAACAATCAACAAAATTAGAAGGTGGTTTTGATCCAGTTACTAACGCAATGCCTACTAGATCAGAAGTTTTTGGTTCAAATATGTTTTATGCAAACCAAGGTGGACTTGCAACAGCAATACCAAAATATAATCAAGGTGGTGTAAATTATCTTCCATCTAAAATAGATCACAACGAAAATGATGTTAACAATTATGTTAGAGCAGAAGGTTATGTAGAAGATGGTGCAGGTGCTGGAGATAAAGATGAAGATACTATGTTAGCACAATTAGCAGATGGAGAATTTGTATCACGTGCAGATGCAGTATTAGGAGCAGGTATATTATCTGGTGCAGACCCAAAAAGTTTTAAAGGTATGAGAAAAGCAGGAGCTGACTTTTTTTATGATCAACAAAAAAAATTAAAAAGAATTTACGATTTAGTCAATGCAAGCAAACCAAACTAAAATAAAAAAACAAGTAGAGATACTTGAAATTTTTCCTAGAATGCTTGATGAGTATTGGAATTTAGTAGACTTTATGTTGCGAGAGGGTTTAAAATATGATGGTGACCCTATGAGTATTGAAGACTTGAAACAATTAATAAAAAACAATCAAATGCAATTATTTGTTATGTTTGGTTCTGATGATGGTATTCAATACAAAGTATTTGGTGTATGTGTTACACGAATCACGTTACTTCCTAATTTTAATCAATGTGAAGTAATTTTGTTAAAGGGTGAGAAGAGAGAATTGTGGCAAGACGAACTTGCTGATACAATAGAAAGACTTGCTAAATCTGCAAATTGTAAAAGAATTGCAGTACATGCAAGACCTGGTTGGCAACCTTTTTTAAAAACAAAAGGTTGGGATGTTAAAAGATATTTATATACAAAGGAGATTAAGTAATGAGTTTTATATTCGGTGGAGGCGGTGGAGGCGGTGGCCAGACACAATCTGGTTCATCAGTTGTAACACAAAGAGAAGCTCCAGGAGTTGAAGCTAGAAAACTTTCTCTTTATGACCAAGCTGCTAAACTAGCTTCTGCTCCAGTATCATTACCTGCAGTACAAGTTGCTCCACTTTCTGGATTAGAACAAGCTGCTATCACACAAGCTGGGCAGGTTGGTGTTGGTGCTGGAACTGTTGGTCAAGGTATAACTGCTTTACAAGGTGCACAAGCTGCTCCTAATATTTCACAATTTTTAAATCCATATCAGTCATATGTTACTGATGAAATTACAAGACAAGCACAAATGGCAACAAACAGATTAGGTGCACAAGCAGTAGGTGCAGGTGCATTTGGTGGTGCAAGACAAGGTATTGCAGAAGCTGAAATAGAAAGAGCTAGATTAGCAAACATAGGTCAAGCACAAGCACAAGGATTTCAAACTGCACTAGGTGCAGCACAAACTCAAAGGCAGCAACAATTATCCGCTGGAACTTCGTTAGGTGCTTTAGGGGCTCAACAACAAGCCATGTCTCTTGCAGACATTCAAGCTCAAATGCAGGCAGGTGGTGTTCAAAGAGGAATTGGTCAAGCAGGACTAGAGGCACAAAGACAAACTGCATTACAAAGACAATATGAACCTTATCAAAGAATAGAATTCTTAAAAGGTATTATGACAAATTTACCAACAACACAGAGTACACTTACAGCAACCACGGCTCCCGGTGCT